GCAAAGTTGATTGGACACAGCATGCTTACAATGCCTACAAATAGGACACTGCAGCGACTTATGGTAAAAAGTCTGTCCCGACTCATTGTTCTGATGAGTCGAATTCCTCCAGCAGGAGGGGAGTTTGCTCAGTTTCATTTGAGAGTACTTGCGATTAATCGCATTTCCTCGAAAATAAGAGCTCCTCTCATGGATAGACTGTTGGAATGGAACCGCACAAGACACCAGTTACTTCTTGAGACTGGTGTGAGTGATCGTCAACTTGTGCGTGTGGCAATAGATGAGGCTGCCGACTACATGAGAAGAGTTGAGGAACTCGCTCATGTTCTCGGTGTTCAGGTTGATCTTGATGAAGACTACCTCCTCCTTCTATCTCTGATCTCTCTTACTGGCGACTTGATTGCTCAGTGGAAGTACACAGTTAATGTGATTTTCTGTAAACACTATAAACTGGAGTCTCCGGAGCCTAAGTCCTGGTATTTGGGAGATCGTCTATTACCACGAACCCTTCGTGTTCACTTCAATGTCCTTAGAAGTGAACGACGTCGCCTGACAAACCGTTCTCAGACCCATGTATATACGTTATTTCAGGGTTTCAAGAAAGGTCTTGTTCCCGCTCGTTTGGAACAAGTTGCTCAATCGCTGAAAGATCACTCAGACGCTTTGAGCCGCGCTCGTGTTACACCACCTGAAATTATTGAACGCTCCAGCAACATTCTGAAGAAGCTCATTAATCCCATTGATCTGGGTAGAGCTAGTGTCAAGAATTCTAGACACAGTAGGAAAGCTACCGGAGAGTTCAGTTATGGTCATGGTGGTAACATAGGTTATGCGTGTCAGGTATTAAGACATAGAGGTGCCGGTACAGTAAGGCCGCATGAGCTCCTGGCATTTAGTTCATCAGATATTGATCCCCATGAAATTCGTGCGACATGCTTCAGTAATGAAGAAGTCTTCGAAGTTCTTAAGGAATTGAAATATGGTGATTTTAAATGGGGTTTTCATGCTACACCTAACTGTATCTTAGAGCCTATGAAGGTCCGAATCATCACCAAGCCCCGTGTCGCTAATTATCATTGTATGCGACATATCCAAAAGGGAGTGTGGCGAATGATTAAGAACCATCCCACTGGCTTCTTTGCTCTCATCGGAGAGCCCTTGGCTAAGGAACACCTAGGCCCTATCCTACGATCTTGGGATACGGGAAAGAAGTTTGTCAGCGGAGATTATAAGGCTGCAACAGACAATCTGAATGCAGACTTTACTCGGCCGATTGTGGACTATGTCTTGAGTAAGACGTTGAATGCCGATGCATATTTTGCCTCACGTTCTCTATATGAGGCAACCATTCATTATAGATCTAGTGCCCTCCCTAACGATGAGAGATACTCACCAGATGATCCGGCTGCTCCGGAGCTTCGTGAAAGAATGCTTCGGGCAGTTGGAGTACCTGATGAAGTATGTCAGCAGAATGGACAGCTGATGGGGAATCCTTTCTCATTTCCAATACTCTGTGTGGCAAACTATATAGCTTATCACTACAGTCTAGAAGAATATTATGGAAAAGAACTCTCCGTATCATACGTTCGAGAGAACCATCCCGTGCTCATAAACGGTGATGATATTTTGTTTTGTTCTACAAAGGGGCACTATGAGATCTGGAAAAAGGTCGTGAAGGCTGTCGGTCTTGAACCATCTGTTGGTAAGAATCTCTTTTCTGAAGAGATCTTACAGATCAACAGTGAATTGTATCAGGTTTCTTCTCTTTTCGGAGAGGAGAAATCTTCGGTCGTTCATTGTCGAAAGATTCCTTACGTTAACTTTGGTCTGTTAACGTTTAGGAAGAAACAGGATTGTTCAAAAGATCTGACCGTCAGTCGTGTCGGGCTTCAAGCCTTTGACGTGACCGATGTTTCCGATCCCTTATGGTTCAGGGTTAAGAATTGTCTCAAGATTCGAGAGACATTACTTGAAGGTCACGATGAGTTCACCATCAATAGAATCTTTGATGTGTGGAAGTCTCATATGAAACCATGTCAGGACAGATTTAAGCAACTGCCCTGGGATGAGTTGTGGGACACTCATACGCCTGAACGAGAATACTCTTTATCTTTCTATTTGAAAAGAATGTTCTCAAATATGAATGGAGAGCTCATGAAGTTGGGAGGCCAGGCCTCAAACCTTAGCCTTCTAGAGCCCAGATATGAACCGGATAAGCAGATTCGAAGGGTTAGACGTGAAGAACGTCGTTCCAAAGCTTCAAACTTGTGTGAAGCCTGCGGTTTGACATCGTGTGTGTGTAAAGTTCTGAATGGTCCCCCTTTAAATAGGTGGGAAGTGTCAGAGACCACGTGCGTCGTTCGTGAGAACGAGGGCTCCGTCAAAGGATGCCTAATGCAAGATGATGTGGAGAATGTCCTTTTAGAGGACTGGGCCACCACAACCACGATATGTTGATTACCGCTCCTGGTAACCACTTGTTGC